GATATTAACGACTAAAAAATAGGAGATAAAGTCATGAGAAATAATTGTTTACAAATGTTAACGGGGGGGGTAAACACCTCTTAACTAAAGTATCTGACCGACTTTCGGCGGAAAGGAGGTTGGTATGATAAGATCGATGATGGGACGGAAGAAAGTAGACAGGAATACTTTGCTGTTGCTACATTTTGATGGATCATTGAAAGATGAAGCCTCAGGCAAGCCTTATGTTGGTAGTAATATGTCCTATGTAGTGGGAAAATTCAAGAATTGCGTTTCGTTTTCAGGAAACGGGTATGTAAAGATAAGTGGAACGAATGCCATAAACGAGTCCCTATATCCAAACTATACCGTCGATTTTTGGATTAAACTGAAAAGTGGTGTGAAAAACGGTATAATGTCAAAAGGCGTTGCTTATGGAAGTTACAGCTTTGATATAATGGAGGAATCAGACGGACGCATTTTCTTTGGATTGCAGTATGGTGGAACCCGAGGGGATGCAATATGCTATTTTACGATGCCACGGGATCAGTGGGTTCATCTTGCGATCGTCAGGTCACAATCTCGATATTGGAAAGTGTATGTAAATGGAGTGTATGCGTCTGGTTTCACATCAACGATGGTTTCAGGGTACTATAGTTCTTTAATGATCGGAAAATATCGGGATTATGGATTGTATCTGAACGGTATGATTGACGAGTTTCGCATCAGTAATATTGCCCGTTGGACATCAAACTTCACTCCGCCTGCAAGGCCGTATTAATAAATTAGTGACACTGTCTTTGGGCTGTCACAGCAGAAAGACAGCAAATGTATATTCAGAAAAAATTATTGATAATCGCCAACCCCAGGTTGGGTATTTTCTTTTAAAACAAATGGAGATATAAAATGTTCGGTGGCGAAAGAATAATAAAACAGCCTCCAGGCTATCACAGATTGGAGGCTGTAAAAAAAAAGAAAATTAGGGGACCGAGGGTCTCCGGAGACAAAGTTAATCAATTAATTAAATGAGCTATGATCATTTTTGAAAAGACAGGGAAAATACTTCTCGATATACCGGTCGATGATACCAGTTATCGCTATCGGGCCATCCGGCAGGGCGACAAGGTCAATCTTGTGTTCTCGTTGACAGAACATGTAGAAATACCTGTCTACAGCTATGTTGACTATCAAGGTCAGCGATATACGCTCTGGAGACCGGAGGATCTGACAAAGCATGGCACTCGCAATCTCGAATACAGTGCCACCTTTGGCGGCTATTGGGAACTGTTGGATACCATCAAATACAAGCACCTGTCAGCCATTCCCCGAAAGCTGAAATTCCAACTTACCGGAAAACCCCGCTTCTTTCTGGAGCTTTTGATTGATAATATGAACCAATCGGGAGTTGGTGGATGGTCTATTGGGACCTGTATCGATGCACCGGAAAAGACCTTGGCCTTTAGCCATGAGTTTTGTTTGGATGCGCTTAACCGCTTTGCGGATGAGTGGGGAACAGAATTCGAAATCGTCAGCAAGACTATCAATTTCGGCAAGGTAGAGAAGTTCAAGGACGATCCTCTGCCTCTTTCCTACGGCCGTGGGAATGGCTTCAAAACCGGTGTCGGGCGTAAGCTGCAGGGCGAAAAACCACCCACCTCCATCCTCTATGTGCAGGGTGGCGAGCGCAACATCGACCGCACCGCCTATGGAGCTTCCTGTCTGCTGCTGCCAAAATCCCAGGAATTGGAATACGAAGGCAGACGCTATAAAACCGACAAGGATGGCATGTTCATTACACGAGCCGACCGGGCTTTGGCCAATAACAATGAGGACAGCTTGGACTGTTCGCACATCTACCCCTCACGGGTGGGCACGGTGTCCGAGGTGGTTGTGGTGGATGCCGAAAAGCATCTCTATGATATCATCGATAACACGATTCCGGAAGATTTGGACTATTCCAAATGCCGAATACCGGGCGAAACTGCAACGATTATCTTCCAGTCGGGTGTGATGACTGGAGAAGAATTTGACCTCGAGCAGACATCTGACGCTTTGACCGGTTACGACCATGCAGCCCGACGGTTTAAGTTGGTGCCTGTCGAGAAAGAGGGAGGCACGATACCGAACCCGAACCGCTGTCCGGCCGTGGGTGATACATACGCGGTCTTCAACATCTCGCTGCCGCAGGCATACGTCTGCAACGATGCCACACAGACAGGTGCGTCATGGGATATGTTCCGTGAAGCTGCCCGAAGTCTGTACAACAAGGAAGAGGAATCTTTTGCCTTTACCGGTGAGCTGGATGGTATTTGGGCAAAATCGCAATGGTTAGAGATCGGTGGCCGATTGGTGCCAGGTGGTTACATCCTGTTTGACGACCCGCAGTTTCAGCCCGAGGGAGTCCGTATCCGCATCACGGCTGTAAAGGACTATATAAATAGGCCCTACAGCCCCGGACTGGAACTAAGCAATGTGCCGGTCGGTGGCTTTGTCTCCTCGGATCTGTCGAAGATCGAAAGCAACGAGGTGATCAATGACGACCGCCACAGCGATGCAATGCACTACACCAAGCGCCGTTTACGTGATGCGATTGAAGCACAGGAGATGTTGGAAAAGGCGTTTAAAGATTACACCAAGGGGATCGATCCAGTCTGGGTGCGCACCATGTCCCTTTTGGTCGGACATGAAAACCTGCAATTCCGCTTCGTGGACAGCAAGACCAATCCCCGGAAAGTCGATCCGGACTTTGTCTATGACGATGCGACCGAACTGTTCACCGCCCCGAAAGCGATCCTTCAACACATGACGATCGGCATCTCGGAAATAAAAGGCAGCCATGCCGTTTCTGAATATAAGTTCTGGGATCTACCTGCCTACACCAGTCCGCCGCTGGGCGACTTCGGGAAGCTCTACCTGTACGCCAAATGTGGCAAGTTTTCTGAGGCCGGCGAATTTATCTTGTCCGAAGAACCGCACGACATGGACGAAGGCAGCGATTATTACTTTCTGGTCGGTTTATTAGGTAGTCAAGCCGACGGTGTACGGTCGTTTGTGACCTGCTACGGCTTCACGGAGATATTGCCCGGCCGAATCACGGTGGATCGCATAGTATCGACAGATGGAAAGTGCTATTTCAACCTGGGGATCGGAGAGTTTGGCGGGAAGATGGTATTCAAATCCGGAACATCCGGTTATAATAACATTTCCGACCGTCCTAACCTTCAACCGTTGTATGATGGGATAAATGATGCCCTGACGGATGCAGAGAATGCGTCAAATGCAGCTAACAACGCCCAATTGACTGCAAATAACAAGGCAAGGGTATTTTATCAAACGACGGCTCCAGCATCGGGGATGCGGACAAATGACTTATGGGTGGATGGGGAGAATATCTATAGATATAGCGGTTCTAAATGGGTGCTTGCCTCAAAGTATGACAATACGATAACGGAGATCAACGGCGGACTCATAACTACCGGTGCGATCGCTTTCGGAAGCACAGGTGGAATGGCTGCTTCCGGTTCCATCCGTATTTGGTCGGGAGGAACAGCCGGGGCGAAAGGACAACCACCCACTGATCCGACATTCCGGGTAGAAAGCAACGGAAATGTGGAAAGTAGAGGAAGTATCTATATTGCAAATTCAAATGGAGAAAAACTTGCCGGACTCTCCGGAGGTGGAACAGCCGGAAACTCTGTTCGAATCTGGGCTGGAAATGCAACACCTGCAAATGCCCCGTTTAAAGTTTATCAAAATGGGGATGCCTACATCGGAGGACTCAGGATGGAGTCTGGAGGACTATTCTCGGATAACCGCTATTTCGGTGAATCGTCTTCTAAATTTTTCCTTTATTCATCAGGAAGTAATGCGTTTTTGGGATTTTCATCTTCCGGTAAATGGGCCGGCCTTGGTCTAAATACCTTGCCGTCTACGCTTGGGGGAACAAGTGCTTTGATGCGCCTTGAGTATACAACTAATCACAACGATATAAATTATGGGGCTGTGATAGATGTTCATGGTGGACGGCGCAACTATGCGTTATACTGCATTGGAGGTTTAAAGGTCAACGGATCGATCTCGACTGCCCGTTATGCACCCTCGTCGGACAAGAGTGATACAATCGTCCTGAACATCGGTTATCGGGACACGTTCGTCTTCAGTACCAGTACGTATCTTAGCGTCTATCTTCCTTCCCGGTCGACGATCACAAAGAAAATGGGAGAAGTCCACCCGGAATACGGAGATTCGTGGAGCAAAGTCGGTTTCAATTCCGTGATTTTTGTGCATGTGATCGTGGCGAAGTTCTCTTCCGAAGGTATCAGAATAGAACCAGAAAACTCTGATACACCATTGTTGGACAATAACGGCAACAGCATGACACTTGACATGAATAAGGGTGACTGTGCAACGTTCGCTTATTTTAACCAGGGATGGTATCTATTCAATAGACATTATTAATTACAATGCAAACAATCATAAAAACATACAATATGGAACTAACATTAAAAGATCGAGTATTAATACTCAACACCGTGTTGCCACAGTTTGACACGAGAAAAAACATGGAACTGAAAGTATCGATAGACAGTAAGATAGCGATCTCGGAGGTTGATCAGAAGCGTATCGTTATCAAGGATATGGGGAGTGGTCAAATCAACATCGGATTTACCGATGCGGCTTCTATCACCGATACGGTTGAAATCTCATTGACGGATGAAGAATTAGCCTATCTCAAAAGCCGTGTTGAATTTATTGATCGAAACGGTATGTTTTCAGAGTTCACTATGCCCACATACGTGAAGATACTGGACACGCCATATATCAGTTCGGATTTTGAGAACATGAACAACCTGTAAAACAGAATATGTAGGGGGAAAAGAAAAAGCCCCCGGCTCGTTAGTAAAGACGCCAATCACATACTAACAAACAAAGCGACGCACCGCGCGACCGGGGGCTATGTACCTTCTGGCCGCGATGCGTCGCTTTCGTTTTTATGTTAAGTATCATATAAACGATACTTAAACGATATCCTTATTGCTTACAGTAATAGCAACATCCACCTCTTTTTTTGATTTTTCGTTTTTAAAACTTGAATTTTTGGTTTTGCGGATTATACAAAGGTAAGTGTTCGGTTCTATTCCTCCAAATATTTATATAGTTATTTAAAGTGGTTACAAGTTATTTGTATAAAGTTTAGCTTTTGATTACTAATGTTTTAAGAAATATCATTCAAATGCCAATACTTTGTTTCTTTCCAATATTTCTATAATGTCCTGTTCCTTATACAGGATCTTTCCTCCTATTTTGTAATATGGCAATTTACCATTCATTCTATATTCAATGAGTGTTCTTTTGGTTATTTTGAGAGCCTTTGATAATTCTTGTTCTGTAATATAGCGGTTCCCGTCTAATATAGGTCTGTAGATTAAAGGATTTGCATCCAACATTTTGGATATACCTTCCATGGATTCAATAAATCTCTTGACCTCATTACTATCCTTATTCAATACCTGCTGTCCCATTTCCATTATTTGTATATGTTTTAAGGTTATTCCTTACATAGCTTAGAATATCTTCTTTTTTATAATAAATTTTTCTGTCTATACGACTGAAGGGGATTAGCCCTTTCTGTCTTAAAGACAACAGTTTTCTGTCTGATATATTCATAAGAATACATACATCCTGATTATCCAACCATTCATTCAGTTCAGATTTGGAAGGGTTCAGTCCTTTCAGTTGTTTTTCTATCTTGAACAATATGTCGTTCATTTCCATAAATGCACTGGCTTCTATGTTCACTATCTCCATAATCATTTGTTTAAGTGGTTGGTACAAAAATAGAATAGAAGGCTGTGGAACACAAGAGACTATCATCAAAGTGCATTATATTACATCAGATGTCATAGCGAAGCAACTGAACTATGCAGATCGGAGGGAGCTGAAATCCCTGTCTTATTTCGGGATTTTATAAGCAGACTATGTTTGGTTATTTGGGAAGGTGGATTTTCACTGTAATTGTGAGGTCGTATATGGGATATAAGGATAGCCGCCTTTGATTTACGGCTATGCGTCACGTCGGTCGCAGTTAATCCCTGTAATCTTTCCTTTAATTCCAATCCGTTTGCCGCCGCATTCTTTTTCAGGTGAATTTTCATGGCGTAAGCCATAAGGAAAATTCTCCTGAAAAAAGAAATAAATGCGGCTGGCAAATCAGGATTGGGATTTATCTTTGATGGAAGGGAGAAATATTTATAGGACTTCTTTTCTTTAAAATGAAAACTTTTCATTAAATTGCGCTCATAATAACAATAATGACTTTATGCAAGATATAAATAGACTGAAATTGGTTCTTGTTGAGAAGAAACGTACCAATAAATGGTTGAGTGAACAGTTAGGTATCAATCCTTCTACAGTGTCTAAATGGTGCACTAACTCTTCTCAACCT